ACTAAGTAAAGCATTAAAAGCATAACTGCCAGTATCAATGAGAGATTCAACATCGCCTGCTTCAATACCATCTGAAACCAATCCAGCATATTCATTCCCCACCTCCTTAATATATTCTTTTAAAAAACTCATTATATCTCCTTAAATAAAAAATGCTTCAAGTGTACTTCTTTTTTCATGTTCCCAGCCAACACATTTTAATATAGTCTTTAATGGTTCCAAAAAAGACTTTTCAAATTGCATATTATAATTTATATATTCGTGCAATCCAAACTCTGAAGGCAATACTGTTCCCATACTAATTACAGTATCGCCCACAGGATTCGGTTCTTTGAGATAAGAAAATTTAATCTTTTCCCCCTCTTGAATAATTTGATACTTCTTTGCAAGTTTATGTTCTTTTAATAACTTATTATGTATAATCGTTCCTTTCACATGTATAGGCGTACCCTTCTTATACAATAATACACTATCACTATATTTGTCAATACCCTTAACTGATCTTGGAAATGCAATATCTTCTGGAGGAAGAGTTTTAAACGATTCTTTAAATTCTTCAATAAATTTCTGCATTTGATCTTCGGTACCATTCATGAGAATATCAAAAGATTGTTTTAATTTATCCCTACAAACCGCTGGAGTTGAAGATTTAACAGATTCTAATCCCATTACTTTTAATTTGGGTTTAGCATACTGTACTCCTTCGCTATTATGAACATTCATAATATAATGTTTCTTACCAGTCCAAACCGCTTTATCTGCTAGAACTTCTCTAGACATATTCATTTTTTGTTCAAATGCATTCATATATACATGCAATCGATTAAATGACTTGTTTATACATTCTTGTATTTTTGTTTCACATACCTTATCTAAAAATTTAATAATTTTTTCTTTATCACTTGTATCAGTAAAAACAGATTTAACTAAATCATCTAAACCTAGATAAATCGAATCAGTATCAGCGGCTATAATATAATCTTTATTTTCTGTTTTGAGAATTTTATTCAAATATCGATTAACATCATTCTCAACCCATCTAATTGAAAGCTGTCCACCAGTCGTAATAGCCGTTGCTTGTCTTTCATCATAAAATCTAAAATATTGATTACCTAAAGCACCATAAGCAGAATTAAGTTGAATCTTTCTTGCCATCTGCATATTATTTAATCTTGAAACCTCTTTAATAAGTCGTAATCTATCCAATCCATCGGTTTCTGTTTCTAATTCTTGTTGTGCCTTGAGCATATCTTTTTTAAACTTTTTTCGTTCTGCATACATTCTTTCCATCATTTCTGGAAGAAATCCTTGATGCTCATTTGAAAAATGAAATCCATTAGCTCCTATACAGATATCTTCAGTTTTAGCATAATCAGTACTAACTTCTTCGTTTAAAAGATTTTCAACTGATAATGATTTTTGAGGAAACTTTGTAAGTAGTGTTTCTGGAGAAATATTATATTGCATAATTAAATGTGGATATAGACTATCTAAATCAAAACTAGCAACCCACTCATACATTCCAGGAATAGGTTCTTTAACATAAGCGCCTATATAAGGTCTATCTTTTATTGAGTCTTTCTTAGGAGGAAGCTGTATACCTTTATTTCTTAATTCATTATAAATTAAAGTATCCCACATTCTAACTTGTGTATAAACATCTGTATAATTTACTTTGGCATCATATGCTAATACAATAGCCATTTCAATTAATTTCATTTTATCATCTAATTTATTAACAAGCTCAACATCTTTTACATTATACTCTATAAATTTCTGATAATCTTCTTTCCAAAGAGTATGTAATGAACCATATTCAGAATAATCTAATTTTCTTTCACCCAATTCAACATGAGCAATGTGATCTAATCTATAAGATTCTTGATTCGTATAAGTAAATTTTCGAAATAAATCTAAATAATCAAGAGTTGCAACACCCATAAGCTCATATGCTTGTTGCTGTTTTGCTCCCCCGAAACCCATCACCGTTCTCTCACTTACAAACTGCCAAGGCGATAAATCATAATAAAATGATTCGTCAAATAACAAATTCATTCTATTTACAAGATATGGTATATCAAAAAACTTAATATTCCAACCAGTAACAATGTCTATATCTTGCTTGGACCACAATGATATAAATTCTTGAAGTAAATGTAATTCATTTTCACATTCAAAATATTCAACATCATTCCTATGAACTTTATATTCACCACATCCAAAAACATAATATTTTCCATTTAAAGAAATAGTTATTGCGGTAACAGGTTCAGGAGCAGTTTCAGGATTAGGAAACCCGTTTTCCGAACCAGTTTCTATATCAATATTCGCAACTGTTATTTTGCTTAAATCGTAGTTTATTTGATCAGGAAAATTATCTGCAATAAAAGTATAATGATAATTTGTGTTTCCATAAATTTTAAAATTATCTACACCTTCATATTTTTTTATAAAATCTCTTGTTTGTCTAATATTGCCACAGTCAACAGGGGCAAGACATTTTCCTTCAAGAGTTCTATATTCGGTGGGTTCTGGTGAGTTGATGAATAGAGTTGGATTATAATCCAACTTTTTTTTGAAATGAATGCCGTTAGAATCTATTCCTCTATAATAGATTTTACCGCCCCAATTTTGTACATTTGTATAAAAGGTCATCTAGTGAATTTATTATGCCAAGATTTATCGTAATTACTATCTAATTTATCTAAATTAGTATAACACAATATAATATGATTGTCAATCCACGCTTTTTTATGAACTAATAAATGAAGCACAAATAATAATTGTAAGTAACACTTCCAGTAAAATGCTTTTACGGCTTCCATGGCAGATATTTGCCTTTTGTGTGTTTATTGATTATAATGGAATTTTTGCGACCTGTTCCATCTGCTTTATAAGAACAATGCACCCAACCACTATTGGGATCTCCCTCTGGATCAAAATATTCTAAAATAAGTTGATCATAATCTAAATTATTATAAACCCATTTTGCTAAATCATGGTTTGACACACCATTAATTTCAAAATCTGCGGCCTCTCCTTTTGCATGTTGAGATTTTGCAGAACTTCCTACCGCTAAACACAATTTAACTGATCTATATCCAGAATTAATTCTTATTGCTTTTCCAAAATGATCTCTTACAGGTTGTAAAATATTATTACAAACATTTGTCAAATTTATTACTTCCTCTAAACCAGGAGTATTGTCTATATTTTTTCTAATAGCGGTATCAGAAAAAGTCATTTCTTTAAATGAAAAATTTTTGGTGAGTTTCATCGTATTGAATCCTAAAAAAAAGGAGGCCATTTCATGGCCCCCCTTATCTGTGTTAAGTTGTTATTTTTTTACACAACTTTGTGATCAACCACTTTCACGCCATCATCTATATCAATTTTACGAGGTCTTTTTTCCTCAGGAATAATCCGTTCAAGCTGAACTTTAAGCAAGCCATTGAACAAATCTGCACCCTTCACAATGACATCATCAGCAAGATTAAATCTTCGGGCAAAGACTCGCTTGGCGATTCCATGATGTAAATAACCTTCATCATTTTGTTTTTCGTTTGGAACTGTTTTTATAGTAAGTGTTCCGTTTGTAAGTTCTATGTCTAGGTCGTCTTTAACAAATCCCGCAAGGGCAAGTTCGATCACATAATCTGTGTCGGTCACTTTGCGAATATTATAAGGAGGATATCCTTGTGAACTATTCGCTAAAAAAGCATCATCAAATAGACGATTAAAAAAAGAATCAAACCCTACTGATGTTGAAAGTGAGCGATTGAATTCTTCGATAGTTTTTGGTACTAAATACATATTATCTCCTTTTATAGGCAGATTAACTAATTAATCCTCTGCAATAAAGCCAGAGGGATGTTGCTGATTGCAACAATGAGAATTTCATTTTAATTCTCATAAGATCAATTATACTCTTATATATATGTTTTGTCAAGGGCTGATAAATATACTTTTTCTAATTTTTTTGATTTATCATATTTCCAATCATAATATTCTCCATCTTTTTCAACCCAAGAATAAAAAGAATATAATGCATTATTAGCTATTGGAGTAATTCTACCATGAACGTTTTTATTACCTTCATAACAAATACTTGTTCCCGTTTCTGTCATAAAAGCCTCTTCTTCAACATATATTTTCCATGGTTTGCCATAATGACAATGAGACAAAATAATTTCACAAGAAGGTCTATCTTTATGAAAATTTAATTTACTTCCTTCAAAATACATTCTTGTAAAACAAAAAGTGGGTATTAATTCTTTATTTAAAATCTTTGAAACAAAAGGTGTAATTTTTGAATGAAACATAATCGACAGATAATCACAATAAAAATTATATCCTATATAATCTAATTTATGATCACGAATTGGTGTCATTTTTAATGAAGAAGGATTCTTCATCGCATGATCAACTTTTTGAGAAAAATAATTATAAATTAAATCATCATCTATTATATCTTTTAAATCAATAATCATTGTCCAGTAGATCCAAATCCGCCACTTCTATTCGTTTTTTGTTTCGGTCGTTTGTTTAAAAGTTTAATCTGAAAATCTTCTACTTTACGTACTTCTGCTTGTGCAATTCTATCACCATGATCAATTTGAATAGGAGTATGTGATACATTTATCATAATACAATTACATTCTTCTACATAATCTTCATCAATTATTCCCACATTGTTTGCAGTAATTAATCCATTTTTCAATGCATTACCAGAACGAGGATGAACTTTGATATAATAGCCAGGTGGAATGTCAAAAATAATTCCTGTT